CGCTGTTGAGCGCCACGCTCTGCGGTGTCGAACCCTGCTTAATGTTCAGCAGGGTCTTTTGGAACGGATAGGCCGGCGATGCAGCGAGTGTCACCGTACCAGAGGCCGTCGGCATATTAACCAGCACGTTGTCTATGCCACTCGCCGGTGCGATGGTCAGCGTTCCGGCGACTGCACCCGTCAAGGTCTGGGAGTTGTCGATCGAGATGGTGCCGGAGTTTATCGCGATGCCGTTACCGGCCGCGGCGACCGCGGGTGCCAACGCGGTGCCGACCAGCGACAAGCCCGTTGCGAAACTCGCCAGTGTGCCGGCCTGATAGTTGGCGGCGAGCGAACTTCCGGAGAACGCGAGGCCCGCCCCGAGCGGCACGGCTGACGGCACCGCGCTGGCTGACGATGCATTGGCGATCAGCGACGCTGCAGCGATTGCCGCAAACGACACCGTACCTGACGAGGAGATTGGACCACCCGTGAGGCCGGCACCGGTGTCAACCTGGGTAACGGAACCTCCCGATCCCGTTGCGGTCAGGGTCCCACCGCTCCCGGAGACGCCAGACCCAAGCGCTGTGATGGTCGGCCCTTGCCACTGGGCTTCCAAGCTACCCGAAACAACTGCAAGCCCGAGGAGCGCAGTGACGGTTCCCAGCTGCCAGTCCGCATCGAGTGTGCCGCCGCTCAGAGCGAGTCCGCTACCGAGATTGACGATCGAAAATGTTGTTCCGGTACCCCCAAGCAATGCCCCGCTCGGCGGGACCAGTTGGTTCATTTCCGCAGCGGTCAGGGTGTCGCCGGGATTAAATGTCATGCGAGCACATTGTAATTGAGGATACCGTTGGCACTGTCGAGCACGAAGAACCCAGCCGAGGCGGAGTATTGCAGCAGCAACACCGAGTTCTCGATGGGATCGCCGTAGAGGCTACCAACCGATGCCGGCAACGGGTTGGTCAGCGTCATGACGTTTCCGGCGACCGACAGCACCTGTGTCTGAAAGTTGTCGCCGCTATCGAGCATGATCTGCACGAGGCTTGTCGCCTGGAAACCTACGGTGCTGTCGACCGTGATCGTGTTGGCGCGCGATGCTGATGGCGCAGTCACGAAAGTCCCTGTGATGACGAATTGGTTGGTCTGGCGCGGCCGCGCCAAATCCACGGTCTGATCGTCATAAACGCCGGTGACAAAGTCCTGCGGTTGCTGCGGTTCCCACCGCTCCGGCGCTACCGCGAGGTTCCCGGTCTGGCCACCTGGAATGATGCGCGCGCGGGAGGCTCTTATCTTAAAACCTGAGATATCGTCTAAAATATAGTTATCTCCGCCAATAAAGTGACGGTCGTCAGCCATGGCCCTGGCTCCTAAGTCAATGACGACGCGTTGCTTGCTTGTTGCTGAGCAGGATTTGCCACCACCGCGTCAGCCTGCGTTTTGAGTTGGGTGACCTCCGCCAGCGAGAGGCCGGCAAGGACGCTCTGTGCAGATGGCGGATCAGGGGCAAACACCGGTGCGTATTGCACCTGGTTGGTCCAAGGTTGGATCGAAAAACCCGTGGGCGGCTCATAGGGCGTCACGCCATCCCAGACAATTCGCTGTGCAACCGTCCCTGGAGCCTGCGTTGTGCCGTCAGGTGCGTGCCAAGGAACAGTGGCAACGAGGACATAAACCGCCATCACACACCCCTCGTGATCACGACGCAGTAGCCTGGGCATCCGACGCCGCCGGCACCGCCCGCGACCGTCCCGGCACCGCCACCGCCACCGCCAGCACCAAAAGCATTCGCTCCAGCAGTGCCGCCCGCGCCCCCTGTGCCGCCGGAATTACCGCCACCACCAGCAGCCCCGGTAGTGTGAGCCAATAAAGCACCATCGCCTAGGGCATTTCCTCCCGCGCCAGCGGTTCCGGTTGCCGCCGACGATCCGCCTGCGCTGGCGTTTCTGCCAATCGCCGCGCCACCGATTGCTCCGTTGCCTGCGCTTGCGATAAGCAGTGGACCGCCGCCCGCCGATCCTCCCACCGTGTTGACACCCCAACCCGCGAAGCCTTGTGCGGGGCTGGCCCCCGAACCCGAAGCATTATTGCAAACAGGATTTTGAACCCCATTTGCCGCGCTACCTCCCCCCGTAGACGCAAGGCTGATACTCTGCGCGCCCGCAGCAGCGCCAGCACCAGACGCGCCAGCAACGAAAATCCCACCACTTGCGCCGCCGCCAGCATTACCGGCTGTGGTGCCGCCGCCGCCGCCGCCGCCGCCGAAAGCGGTCAGGATGGCGCCGAACGTGGTATTACCGCCCGCGCCACCGTTGCCGCCTGCGCCAGAACTGCCGCCAGCCCCGGCGGTCCCTCCTGCCGCAATCGTTACCGTCACGGTTGCAGCAAGCGCCGACGTTTGAAAAACATCCGACAGGGCCGCGCCGCCGCCGCCCGCTGCGCCGCCTGATCCGGTGGTTCCTAGGGTTTGCTGCGAACCGCCGCCGCCGCCGCCGCCGCCGCCGATCGCGAAAATCTGCGTTTCGCTGTTGGCCGTCGCCCAGGCTGGTTTGGTCCAGGTGCCGGAACCGGTGAAAATCTGAACGTCTTCGGTCTGGGTAGCGATACCCGTCCAAACACCTGCGCCGGCAGAAAGATAAGCCTGAGTATCGGTTGTCCCGTTGGTGCGGAGATAAAGCGAACCCGAAGGTAAAGTTGCGCCAGGCGCTCCCGATCCAGAGGTGACGATCGGACCGCCAGAGGCAGCGCCCACAGTGATCGAACCGATTGTTTCCGCCGCAACCGTCGGATTGTTCGTGAATGAAAGCGTACCGGAATTTATGACCAATTGCAGCGTGTTCAGTGCATTGACCGTGCCAGCATTCCACGCGCCGGTGCCGCTGGATCCGGGAACAAGCGATAGTCCTTCGCCGGGGAGAGAAAGACCGCCGCCGCTCATCGAGCCGGCCCGGTTTGGATCACCGTCATCGTCACCGAACCGCTGCCGGCCGTTTGCTGTAGCCGGATGTACTTCACCGGAAACATGTAGTTGGTGTCCAGGCTGCTGGTTGCGGAGGCGATGTTGGCGTTGTTGATCCAGTTCGAATTGTCGTTCGAATGCTGCACCGAATAGGTCACGCTTCCCGTGACGATGCAGGTGATCCCGACGTTGAATGCAACGGACGCATTATAGTCCATCGGAATGGGGGAACTATTTTTCGTTCCCCCCGATGCATCCGTCGTGGTGACTGTGACCGGCCGCATTTTAGATCACCAGCATCTTTCCGCCAGTGCCATTTGCTGTCGGGATGATCATGTTGTTGAAAACGCTGTTGCTGGCCGAGGTCTCCCATGCCGTCACGCCGAACGACGTGCAGAAGTCCAGCATGACGACGCCGCCCGCCGCCGCATTCACATTGAACGCCTGGGCCATCGCCGTGCCGCCCGACAGTGTGTCGCTGATGAAGGTGCAATTCTGGAATTTGCAGTAACGGTCAATGCCGTCGGCGCCGATCAGCACATGGCTGCTGGCCGATCCGCCAGCCGCCAGATCGGACTCGAAATCGCAGTTCTCGAAGGTCAGGCGTGGCGCTCCGCCGGCAACCTCCAAAGTATAATTCGCTGCGCCGCGCTGCACCGTATCGACCCCAAACACGCAGTTTCGGAACGTCGACTCTCCGGTGCTGCCGTTCATTTGGAATGCACGCGCGCCCGTCTGGTTGGCGGTCCCGGTGGTGACGGTCGCGTCTCCGAATCCGAGGAACTCCACGTTGTTGTAGGTATTCCGGCCGCCCGTGGTGTGCCAGCAGATCGGCGTCGTCGCGCCAGTGGTCGGGAAGCCGTAAAACGTGCCGAAATTCTGAAACAGACAACCGGTCGCCGACACGTCGAACAGATAGGAGAACGGTGTTGCTCCGCTGACCGAGACGCGCGCCCTCTTGCCCCGCTTCAACGGCGAGCACACGCCGATCAGATGCGTGTTGTTCAGGTTCCATACGATCGGCGCCGTGACATGGACGGTTCCGGTCAGGAAGATGACGTCGTTGTTGCCGGAGACGCATTGCGCCAGCGCCTGCTGGATCGTGTTGAACGGCTTTTGCGCGGTGCCCTCGCCGGCCGCGACGCCTGCCGTCGTGGTCTCCTGGACAAAGAAATAGTTGCCGGTGAACGGCGGCAGAAAGCCCGTACCGAAGGTCGGGATGCCAAGCGAGGTGATGCCGTTCGGATAATTGGTGAAACGCGGCATAGCAGCGGTGCTCCGGGTATGTGCCTCCCGGATGTGCGCCGGGACTCAACCATCTTGGGACACGGTTGGCAGTCCGGCTCCTTGCCGATACGCGCATAAATGGCAGAACGGGCAAGCGCCCGCAATCATGCCGTCAGGAGGAAAACGTGCCGATCGCCGGCAGTTCGTGGATCGGCTCCGGCGCTGGTGCGTTGCGGCCATTGGGCGCGCCGTCGGTGACCGCCGGATGGTCGGCCAACCCCATGTCCTGCAGCCACTGCCGCGCAGTGATGTCGGCGACCACCTTCATCCGGGTGTTGAATTTCACCTCTTCCTCGAGAGCGACGAGTTGGACGGTGTTCATCTGCGAACCGTCAAGCCAGGTTTGCCGGCCGGCATCGTCGCGGACCTCGCAACTGGCCTCCTTGGGCGGATGAGAGTTGCCGCGCAGCCGAGCCTCCGCGCAGGTTTTGGCGCAGGCCTCGGCGCGACCCGGATCCAGGAACAGGAACTCGAGGTAAAGGCCGTTCTTGTGATTGATCCGAACGATAAACACCGCGGTGCCTCCTGTGGCGAGATGCCCAGGATACGCCGCAGCAACGTCAGGTCAAATCAATCAATGGTGATGATGGTGATGATGGTGGTGGTGCATGTGGCCGGCCTTCTTGCCGCCATGCTTCGCCTCGGCCGCGCGCTCGAGATGCTTGTGCGAGTCGCGACCACCCTTGGCCTTCGCGGCGCGCGGTTCGGCCCGCTCGCCCTTTTTGCCAGCCTTGCGGTGCTCTGCTTTACTTTCAGCCATAACGACAATCCTTCCCCAAGAGGATGCCGCAGTCACAGGGAGCGCGGCGCCGGGACAACCGAGGACGATCCCCGGTCCGTGCCACGCGCTCCTTACGGTGACGCGTCGTTATGGGGAATTTGGCTCGGACGCGCAAGTTTTGTGGCGGTCAAGATAGTCGGCGGCCCTGCGAAGCAGATTCGGTGAATCCTGCAGGCGTCCGATCCCCTGATTACAGTTCGTACAAAGAAGACCGCGCACTGTGCTGGTTGCGTGGTCGTGATCAACCGAAAGATCTTTGACCTTGCCGCTCAGATAAGCATGAGTCTCCTTGCCTCCGCATATTGCGCAACCGCCGCCTTGTGCGATCAGTAGGGCCGCATATTCCTCCCCGCTGATTTTGAACTTTCGTTGCAAGTGATGCTCTCTGTTATAAACAGTTCTTCCTTTCTTGCTTAAATGATCCCGTCCGACTTTGATCGGCGCCGTCCAATGAAAGTTGTCTTTCGAGAACGGTTCGTCTGTTCTGATGCGACGGAGCTGCGAACGCGGGTGGGGACGCTCTCCCACATCAGCCAAAAAAGAGTCGAAGCGGTTCCATGAGAACGGATAGGCATCTACATTTCGACTCCGAAGTAAGCGCCACAGGTGGTTGAGCGGATGGCGTGAGTCCTCGTAGTGAGTCGAGCACATCCCTTTGGCGTGAGCTGCCTTGCTGCATCCCTCGACGGAACAAGTTCGCCCAAGGTTCTGAACATTGGTGCGCTCGAGCGAGCCGGTACGACGTAGCCGCCAGTAACACCTTTGGCATACCGATTTCGCGAAAATTGGCCTTTCCTGACAGTTCGAACACAACATAAATAGCATCCTTTCGAGACCAAGGATGCCATATTGCATTATGTGTGTCAAACAAAGAAAAGGCGCCATTTGGCGCCAGTTCCTTGTATCATATGGGACTTATATCACACCCCAGGGGTCCCGTAAGCTCCACGCCAGTCTGACCAGAAGGCGCTGTACCGTTCATAACACGCAGCTTTTGCGTTCTTTGTGTCGAAATCATTGTCTTGATCGAAGGTTATCTCATCACGCCCGAAGTACTGAATGCCACGCGGGATATTCGTGCGGATGAACCACGCCGTGCCGGACGAGAAGTAGTGGTTGATCTTGATCCCTTTCGGGAAGGCACCAGTGGCGCGCAGCACGTTGATCGCATTGTTGGCGGTGTCGTTCTGCAACACCGAGTGATAGATCCGGTTGCCGTCGAACCACAGCTGCGGCGGCAGGTTGAGGCTCTGCGGCAGGCCGCTGATCTTCAGCCCGCGGTTGTTGGTCATCTGCATGATCTGGATGCAGAGATCCTCAACCGCCGTTTCCGACATGTCCGCTGCCACCGTCAGTAGGTTCGACTGACTGCCCGACAGGGTCGGATGCGCCGGGGAGAACAGCTGCTGGCCGTCGGCGCCGGGGAAGCTGCTGTTGAAGCCCTGGTTGTAGACCGCCGCCAGGATGTTCTCCTTCGTCTGGCGCATCGAGAACGCCAGCTGCTGCGCACGGCGGCGCGACACCACCTCGTAGAGGTCGTCACGCAACTCTTCGAAGGTGACGATGTAGCCGAGCGCATACGCCACGTGCGTGTAACGGCTGACCGGCCCCTGCACCTCGGTGTCGTAGAAGATCTGCGAACCCTGCGGTTTGACGGGCGCGAGGCCGAAACCGGTGATTTCCGGCTCCTCTTCGTACGCCTTGTCGGACGTGTCGATTTCGAAGAGGTCCGGGTACTCCGGAACGTGCTCGGAGTAACTCCGTCCCCACCATGCCTTAATGCCCGGCCAGAGAGCCTTAGGATGAGATCCCGTAGTTATGATTGCCATACGTCGCTCTCCTCAGACTGCGCCGATCAGATGCCGGTGGTCTGTGTCCACGGGTGGTTGTTGATGTACGTGAGCCACTTGGCATTGACGCCGATGGCGTTGTCGGCCTGCTGCAGCAGTTCCACGATGCGCATCTGGTACGCCGCCGTGTTGAGGTTCGACGACTGCAGCTGCCAACCGGAATAGTTGGTGAAGGTCGAGCCGGCACCAGCAACGAGCGGGGCATTGCGGCCCGCAGCGCCGGAGGCGAGTGCGCCACCGACCGAATCCTCCTGGACCTCGTAAAGCAAGGTCGGATCGTCGGAGACGTACACGTAGGCCGCTGTCGACGCGGGGAGGTAGACGTTCTGTTCCTGACGCAGCGTAATGACGGACTGACCGGCGTTATTCGATCGGCCCATGAAGGCGCCGAGAATCGCAACCCCGATGGTGGTCGTGGTGCTGCCGGCGGTGGCGATCTCCACGGTCTGGACGCCGTTGCCGTCGCCGCTGTTGGTGATCAGGATGACCGGATCGCCGATATAGAGCGCGGTACCGTTGCCCACCGGAACGTAATAGGTGCGCACCGCTCCATTGTACGGCGCACCGGAACGGTAGGCGTACGGAATGATGCCGCGCGGCGTGTTCGCGTTGGCCATGGGTCGCAGCCCCTGAGATTGTTCGGGATAAAGGAAAGCAGCATCGGCCTGCACTGGGCCGTTGTGCGGACGGTTTTAGGCGGTCGGGCTGCTTGCCCTTTCCCTCCGCTATGCGGGGGCCTTCAGCGACCTTCGATACGGATACCCTGCTGTGGGATGTATCGACTGTCTTCTGATCCGGGTCCTGCCCGGCCGTTGCGAATATCGTTCAGGCGATCAGCAAGTCGTCTGGCGTTCTTCGCCATATCCTGCTGATACCACTCGTTTGGTTGTTCCATCAAGTAGCTTTGACGCCCGCGTCCATCGACCACGTCTGTGGTCCGGACGACGGGCTGACCGGTATCGCTGTCGACCACGTGCGCGTAGCCGGCCTGTATCGCGCGTTTGATGCGGCCAGGTCGGTCATTGAACCAATAGCGGCGGTATCCCGGCCGCAGCGCATAGGCGAGTTGCTGCTCGGCATCGCCAAACGGTTCGCGCACGAACGTATCGGGACCGCGACGACGGGCGGGCGCGTCCCACGGGATGATCGGGTCGTTGACGTTCTGCGCCGGTGACGGCGGTTCGGTTGACGCTGGTGCCGGAGGCGGAGTCGGGTTCAGCGTAGTGCCACCGAACAGCCCCTCGCGCGCGGCGAATCGGTCGGTCACTTCGCTGTGACGGCCAGAAAAACCGGTAATCGACCGGCCATGCGAAGCGGCGTCGGCGGCGGTGCGCTGGTCGCTGTCTTCGCCAGCGAGGATGTCACGGAGTGCCATCATAACCCCCGTTTGCCCGATAATCCCCAGCCCATTCGTCTCTGGTTACTTGCTTTGAAACATCGCCAGAAGCGGTAATCTCCACGCTCTCCAGCCGCGCTCCTTCGGGTGGCGACCACCACTTGCCTTCCTCACCGCAGCGTGCATTTCCGGTTCGAACCGCAACGCAGGCGAGGCGCCCGACAACGGGCGGCGAGCCAAAAACCAGATCATGCCGCCAAACAGTCGATCCTGAGTGGCCACATTGCGGACTATGATCGGTCAGGATGATATACCGACAATCCTTACAAAGTC